TCCCTGTGCAACAAACGACGCGGCAACAAACCGCCGCCCCTGGGCCTCGGGCTGCTCTCACGGAACTGGTGAGCGTCCCCCCGGGGGTAAGGGGGTCTGAATCTCTGGGGGTGTGCCGGGGGACCCGAGTCGCCGGCAGTGGTCCGTCTCCCCCCGGGGGTCGGGCCGGGGTCGCGCGTCTAATAACTGTGGACGAAAACTGTGGAAACTGTGGACAAAGGGGGGGCGGCGCGGTGGTGCTGCGGTGGATAACGGCCGGTCTGGTCCTGGCGGCCGGGCTGGTGTTGGCGGGGCTGGGGTTCCTGCGGTGGTTCGTGCGGGAGCTGGCCCGGTGGGAGGACTGAGGCGTGGACATATGGACGACGACGAATGACTCGGTTCAAGCGGCGAAGCAGGCCGGGCAGATTACCGACGCGGACGAGGGCGCGGTTGCCGTGCTCTTGCAAATGGCCGAACGGCTGGACGATCCGGACTATCCGGTCATTGACGGCCGGTTCGATAACGTCACGCAGGCGCTGTATCTGAAGTACTGCGAACAGCTCGGGCTGACGCCGGCGGGCCGGAAGGCGCTGGACTCGAAGAAGGAGGCCGGTGGTGGCAAGCTCGCGCAGCTCCGGGCGATCCAAGGCGGGGCCGGCGGGACGCGGAAGCGCTCCGGCTAGGCTCTACGGGGACGAGGTCCCGCGGATTTTCACGCCGCCGCTGCGGCGCCTGACGCCGCGGACGTCGGCGGGGTTCGCGTGCATCGACTTCGCGGAGGGTGTCCTCGGCCTGGTGCTGTTCCCCTGGCAGAAGTGGTTCCTGATCCATGCGCTGGAGCTGCTGCCGGACGGGTCTTTCCGTTTCCGGACGGTCGTGTTGCTAGTGGCGCGGCAGAACGGGAAAAGCACACTAGCGCAGGTCCTCGCCCTGTTTTTCATGTATGTGCGGGCGGCGCGGCTGGTGATCGGCACGGCGCAGAACTTGGACATCGCGGAGGAGGTTTGGGCCGGCGCTGTTGAGATAGCGGAGGAATGCCCGGAGCTGGCCTCGGAAATCAAGCGGGTCAATCAGACGAACGGGAAAAAGTCCCTGGACCTGGTGCGGGGGGAACGGTACAAGGTGCAGACGGCGTCCCGGCGGGGCGGCCGCGGCCTGTCCGGGGACCTGATCCTGCTGGACGAGCTGCGGGAGCATCAAAGCTGGGACGCGTGGGGCGCGATCACGAAAACGACGATGGCCCGGGCCCTGGCCCTGATCCTGGCCCTGTCGAATGCCGGGGACGCGTCCTCGCTGGTGCTGCGGTACCTGCGGAAAATGGCGCACGCCGCGCTCGGGGACCCGGACGGGATCAACGCGGACGGCCTCGGGCTGCTCGAGGTGGTCGAGGCGGTCCCGGAGGACCTGGTCGAGGACGCGCCGGACGCCGAGGACGATTCGCTGGGGATCTTCGAGTGGTCGGCGCCGCCGGGCTGCTCCCTGGATGACCGGGCCGGCTGGGCGGCGGCCAATCCGTCGCTGGGCTACGCGATCACGGAGCGGGCGATCGCCTCGGCACGCAAGACGGACCCCGAATGGGTGTTCCGGACGGAGGTCCTGTGCCAGTGGAACGACGGCACCACGGAGGGACCGTTCCCCACGGGGTCCTGGGAGGCGGGCATCGATCCGGCCTCGGGCATCCCGGCGGCGGCACCGGTGACGTACTGCCTGGACACGGAACACGACAGGACCCGGTCCTATATCGCGGCCGCGGGCCGCCGGGCAGACGGTGACGTGCACGTGGAAATCGTCGCGGCCCGGTACGGGGTCGAGTGGGCGCTGGACTGGTTCGCCGAACGCGCGGCCCCCGAGACCCCTTTGCGGGTGGTGGTGCAGGCGCGCGGCGCGCCGGTGTCGGCGCTGCTGCCGGAGCTGCAGGCGCTTGAGCACGTGGAAGTGGTCGAATGGGCCGGGCCGGCGCTGGGTGCCGGGTGCGGGAAGCTGTATGACGGGGTCAAGGCGCACCTGTGGGTGCCGGACCCGGTCGAGGGCGAGACGGAGGCGGACCGGCCGGTGCGGGTGTGGCATCTGCCGCAGCCGGTCCTGGACCTGGCGGCGGCGACGGCGGTGACGAAACCGCTGGGGGACGCGTGGTGCTGGAACCGGAAGGCGTCCCCGTACGGGGCGGCGGCGATCACGGCGGCGACGGGGGCGGCGTGGGACGTTCTGCTGCCGGTCGAGGCGGCGGCGGTGTCGGCGTATGAGGCCGGGGACCTGATGGTCGTCTGAGGATTTTACGGGTTTACGTGGACGCGGGAACACGCTGACGCGTGGTTACGTGTTTGCGTGTGCACTTGGAAACGGGAAAACGTGGTGACGTGTTGACGGGATCACGTGGACACGTGGAAGGGGTTACGCGTGACGGTGGAACTGTGGGTCCTCGCCGGGCTGGTGCTGCTGCTGGCCGCCGCCGGGGTCGCGGGCCGGTATGCGGCCGCGCACCTGGGCTGGCGGGTGCTGTACGCGCGGCGGGTGGTGGTGAACCTGAAAACGGGCCGGGCCCTGGACGGGCTGCTGGTGCGGCGGGCCGGGGATCTGCTGTTCCTGCGGGAGGCGACGGCGCTGGAGCCGGGCGCGGAGCCGGTGCGGCTGGACGGGGACGCCGTCGTGGGCCGGGCCGATATCGACTTTATCCAGGCACTGTGAGCGGGCGGGGGTGGACTAGTGGCTTTCGGGGTTTCTGAGGGCACGATGCGGGGCCTTGCACGGCCCGCGTCCCTGCCGGCGTCCTCGCTGCGCCTGGCGGACGACTTCACGGCGGACTATGCGGCGCTGTGGCGCTCCCAGGGCGCGGTGCGGACCGTGGTGGATTTTCTGGGCCGCAACATTGCCTCCCTCGGGCTGCATCATTACCGGCGGGTCTCGGACACGGACCGGGAGCGGCTGGCCGGCTCGGACGTGGCCCGGCTGCTGGGCCGGCCCAATCCGGCGACGACGCGGTACCGGATGCTGGACGCGCTGGTGCGGGACCTGGGCATCTATGACCGGGCGTACTGGCTGAAGGGCAAATCGGAGGGCGGCCGGTTCCTGCTGCGGCTGCCCCCGAAGATGGTCAAGCCGGTGGGTGAGGCGTGGATGTGGCCGGACGCGTTCGAGGTCGCGGGGAACAAGGGCCGGAAGGTGTTCCCGGCCGATCAGGTGGTGCACTTTAGGGGCTACGCGCCGGACGGTGACCTGGCCGGGTCCCCCCCTATCGAGGCGCTGCGCCGGGTCCTGTCGGAGGAATACGAGGCCGGCCGGATGCGGGAGCAGACTCTGCGCAACGGGGCCCGGGCGTCCGGGTACCTGGAACGGCCGGCGGCGGCGCCGGTCTGGTCGGAGACGGCGTCGGAGCGGTTCAAGCGGTCCTGGCGGTCCCAGTACACGGGCGGCGGGCCGGAGGCCGGCGGGACCCCGGTACTCGAGGACGGCATGAAATTCGTGTCGGCGTCCCAGACGGCCGAACAGCTCCAGTACATCGAGGCGCGCAAGCTGACCCGGGAAGAGGTCGCGGCGGCGTTCTTCATCCCGCCAACCATGGTCGGGATCATGGACTCGGCCACGTTCTCGAACATCAAAGAACAGCACAAACACCTGTACCAGGACACGCTCGGGCCGTGGCTGTCGATGATCGTGGACGAGCTGAATCTGCAACTGCTGGGCGATTTTGACGACGCCGAAGACACCTATCTGGAGTTCAACCTCGCGGAGAAACTGCGGGGGTCCTTCGAGGAACAGGCCGCGCAGATTCAGGCCAGTGTGGGCGGTCCGTGGATGACCCGGAACGAGGCGCGGGCGATGAACAATCTGCCGGCGATCGAGGGCGGGGACGAGCTGATTGTGCCGCTGAACGTGGTCGAGGGCGGGCAGGCGTCCCCCCAGGACTCGGCCCCGGACACGGGCGCTCTGGCCGGGCCGCGCCGTGCACTGAAGGCGCTGGCGCGGGTCAAGGACGGCCCCGAGTTGTCCGACGCGGACCGGGCCGCGGCGGTGGAGCTGTTCGCGGCGTACTTCGAGCGGCAGGGCCGGACCGTGGTCCCGGCTGCGGCCGCCGGTGCTGACTGGTGGGACGGCGAACGGTGGAACCGGGAGCTGGCGGCGGACCTGGAGGACTTCGCGCTGACCCTGACGGCGAAGGTGGGCAGGGCGCAGGCGGAGGCGCTGGGCTTCGAGCCGGGCGAGTACGACACGGAGCGGACCCTGGCGTTCCTGGCCGCGGTGGCCCAATCCCGGGCGGAGCTGGTGAATGCGGCCACGGAGCGGCAAATCGCGGAGGCGCTGGACGGGGCGGAGGACACGGACCGGGCCGCGGCGGCGGGGGCGGTGTTCGCGGCTGCGGTCGCGCAGCGTGCCGGGGCGGCCGGCGGTGCCCTGGCGGTGAACCTGGCCTCCTTCGCCTCGGTGGAGGCGGGCCGGAAACTGGCCGGGGACTCGCTGGTCAAGACGTGGCGGACGACGTCGGCCAACCCTCGGGCGGCGCACCGGGCGATGAACGGGGAAACGGTGCCCATCGGGGAGCTGTTCTCGAACGGGCTGAACTGGCCGGGGGACCCGGCGGAGGGCGCGGACGACGTGGCCGGCTGCGAATGCACGGTCGTCATATCGCGCGCGGACAACTAGGGCCGGAAGGGGCTAGTCATGAAAACGAAGGACCTGGCGGTCGAGGTCAAGGCCGGGCCGGAGGACGGGCTGGAGGAGGGCCAGTTCGAGGCGTACGCGTCCGTTTTCGGGAACGTGGACAGTTACGGGGACGTCGTCCAGCGCGGCGCGTTCACGAACACGCTGGCGGAGTGGGCGGCGTCGGGCAATTTCCTGCCGGTCCTGTTCGGGCACAACATGGCCGACCCGGACTTCAACCTCGGGCACGTGGTCACCGCGGCGGAGGACGAACGCGGGCTGCGGGTGCGCGGGCAACTGGATATGGACTCGCCGAAGGCGGCGCAGGTGCACCGGATGCTCAAGGGCCGGCGGCTGTCCCAGCTGTCGTTCGCGTACGACGTCGTCCGCGGCTCCTGGGGGCAGCTTGACGGGGCGGACGTGTACGAGCTGCACGAGGTCAAGTTGTACGAGGTGTCGCTGGTGACGATCGGGGCGAATCAGGAAACGGAGGTCCTGGCGGTGAAAACGGCGGCGGAGTCGCTGGCCGGCGGGGTCAAGGAGGGCCGGGTCATTTCGGCCGCGAACCTGGAGTCTCTGCGCAGCGCGCGGGATTCCATCGACAGTGTCCTGGCCGCCGCGGAGGCGGGCCAGGGTGAAGGCAAGGCCAGCGGTAATGGCCTCGAGGTCAAGGACGAGGGCGCCGAACGCGTCAAGTTCGAGGACCCGGGCCCGAGTCCGTCCGTCTTGGCATGGGAGGCGCTGGAAGCGGAACTTGCCGCCGAAGGCGTCTAGGTACAACACAACACAACACACGGGAACCGTCCGGGCAGGAATGCCGGGCGGTTTTTTCATGCCACGAGGAGGGCATCATGTCGGAGAAAATTCGCCGGCTGCAGGAGGCTGCGGCGGCGGCAGCGAAGCGGGCCCGGGAGGTCGCTGAAAAAGCGGACGCCGAAGGCCGGACCATGACGGAGGACGAGTCCGCCGATTACCGGAAGCATTTCGCGGAGGCGTCGGAGGGCCTGGAGCGTCTGCGGGCGGCCAAGGCCGACGAGGCGATCCTGTCCGATGCGCGGGCCCTGGCCGCGGAGATCGGGGAACCGGCGGCCGCGGACGTGGACGCGCAGAAGGAGGCGGGCGCCCTGCGCCGGGTCAAGAGTCTTGGCCTGCAGGTTGTGTCCTCGGCGCAGTTCAAGGCGGCCATGGCACCGTTCGCGGGCCGGGTCCCGGAGAAGGCGCGATTCCAGACGGACCCCATCGCGGTCAAGGGACTGTTCACGGGCACGGATTCGGAGTCCGCGGGCGTGTTCGTCACGCCGGACGATACGGGGATTCTGGAGCTGTTGGGCCGGCGCGCGCTGACCCTGCGGGACGCCATTTCGGTGCGCCGGACGGGTTCGGACACGGTGGAGTACGTGCGGCAGACTGCGCACACGAACAACGCCGCCCCGGTCCCGGAGGCCACGTCCACGGCGCCTATCGGTGACGGCACGGGCGGCACGGCCACGGCGGTCGAGGGCGGCGTCAAGCCGGAAGGCTCCTGGGCGTTCCAGCGGTTCACGGCCACGGTCAAGACCATTGCCGAATGGGTGCCGGCCACGAAGCGGGCCCTGGCAGACGTCGGGCAGCTCGAGGGCCTGATCAACGACGAGCTGCGCAAGGACATTGCCGAAGCGGAGGAAAACGAGATCCTCCTCGGCGACGGCACGGGCGAGCACCTGCCGGGCATCCTGACCACCTCGGGTATCCAGTCCCAGGCGTTTGACAGCAACATCTTTGTCACGGTGCGCAAGGCCATTACCAAGGCGCGGACCGTGGGGCGTGTCGTGCCGAACGCAGTGGCCCTGAATCCGGTCGACGTCGAAACGATCGATCTGGCCCGGGAAGGCACCAACTCGGGGCAGTTCCTCGGGGCGGGACCGTTCGCCATGGGTCCGCGGACCCTGTGGGGTCTGCCGGTGCTCGAAACGGAGGCGATCGCCGCCGGCCGCGGCCTGGTGGGCGACTTTTCCAAGGCGGTCCTGTGGGACCGGGAGCAAACCACGGTGACCATGACCGATTCTCACGATGACTTTTTCATCCGGAACATGGTCGCGGTCCTCGCGGAGGAACGGGTCGCGTTCGGCGTGACCCGGCCCACGGCGTTCGTGGACACGGACGTCGCCGCATAAGACCGGACGCGGGGCCCCTGCCCGGGGGTCGGATGGGCCCCGCGTCCCCTCAACGTAAGGGGGTTCGGTCATGGCCGAACAGCTCACACACTACGACGTCGTCCTGAACGGGATACCGACGACGCTGCGCCTGTCGGACGCGGACGCGAAAGCGGCCGGGCTGCTGGTGCCCCGAAAGTCCCCGGAGCCGGCGGAGGTCACGCCGGCGGAGGTCAAGGAGGCGGCGCCGCCGCAGAACAAGTCGCGGAGCGCGGCCAGGAAATAGGACGGCAGGGGGCGGACCGTGACGACGGAAATTATCGAGCCGGACCCGGACGCGTTCCGGTTGCCGCCCCTGGTCACGGCGGAGGAATTCGCGGCCTGGACCGGGGGGAAGGTCCCGGCCGCGGACCCCCGGGTCGCGCCGCTGCTGGCCGGTGCCTCGGCCGGTGTCCGGCGCTGGTGCGGCTGGCATATTGCGCCGGTGCTGGAGGAAACACTGACCGGGGACGGCCCGGGCGGGTCGCTGCTGCTGCTGCCCACGGGCCGTCTGCTCGAGGTGCTGTCGGCAACGAACGCCGGGACCGACGTGGACGTGTCCGGACTGGACTTTTCCCGGTACGGGATGGTCGAGCTACGGGACGGGTCCTGGGGGTCCCGGCTCGGTTCGGTGTCCCTGCGGGTGCGGCACGGCCATGACCTGGCGGACGTGGCGGAGGTCGCGCAAATCGTCAAGCAGGTCACGGCGAACGCGCTGGCCTCGCCGATGGGCGCGACTCGGGAACAGGCCGGGACGGTGTCGGTGTCCTGGGCGACGACGGCGCCGGGGGTGTCCGGCGGGCTGTCGCTGCTGCAGCGGGACTTCGACGTGCTGGCCGCATACCGGATTTAGGGGGTGGCGTACGTGCTCGGTCTGTCGTTCGCGTCCCACACGGTCACGGTGATCCGGCCGGCCCGGGTCCTGGACCACGGGTCCTGGGTGGACGACTGGGAGCACCCGGCCGAACACGCGGTCACCGGGTGCGTGGTGTTCCCGGGCGTGTCGGTGGAGGACAACTCCCGGCAGGACGCGCAACAGGTCACCTACACGGTGATCGCGCCGGCCGGCTCCGACGTCAAGGCCGGGGACCGGGTCCGGGTCGATATTGAACCGGAGCTGGACCTGGCCGTGTACGGCCGGCCCCGGCCGATCCGGTCCCCCACGGGGGCCCTGGACCATCTCCACTTCGAGCTCTCGGACTGGGAGGTGGTCTAGGTGGCGTTCAAGGTGAAACTGAACCGGCGCGGGGTCGAGAGCATCCTGAAGTCGGAGCGGGTGCAGGCTGACCTGCGGGCCCGGGCGTCCCGGATCGCGGCCGCGGCCGGGCCCGGCATGGTGGCCTCGGTGGGGGTGGGCCGGAACCGGGCCCGGGCGGCGGTCATCACGGGCACCGAAGCGGCCCGGGATGCTGAGGCCAGGGGCCGGGCCCTGACGCGGGCCCTGGACGCCGGGCGGCTGCGATGAATTTTTACGACGTCGAACAGCTCCTGATTGATTACCTGGCCCCGGTCCTGGGTGTGCCGGTGGGCACGAAGGCGGCAGCGGCCCCCGAGTTCGTCCGGCTGGTCCGGACCGGCGGGCCGCGCGGGACCCCGGTCACGGACCGGCCCCAGGTCACGTTCGAGGCGTACGCGTCCCGGGGCTCGGCGGCGGCGGAGCTGGCGGACAAGACACGGGCGGCGGTGTTCGCCCTGGCCGGGACCCTGCTGGGGTCCGTCTCGATCAAGGAGGTCGGGGAAACCGGCGGTCCGGCGAACCTGCCGGACCCGGTGTTCCCGTCCCTGACCCGGTACACGTTCACCCTTGCCGTGCATCTGCGCGGCCGATTGGAGGTCCCGTGAGGATCACATTTGCCAACGACTACACGACGGAGGACGGGCGCCTGCACAAGGCCGGCAGCTCGGCGGACCTGGAGTCCGGCGCGGCCCGTTCCCTGATCCTGCGCGGCAAGGCCGTGCCGGAACGCGGCGAGGCCGCGGCAACGGACGCGCCGTCACCGGTGCGTCCGGCCCGGAAACGGGCAGCACCTAAGACGGCGGGCGGCGCCGCCGGCTCAGCTGCGGCTGAGGAAAACCACTAAGGGAAGGAACTAGCCGTGGCTAAGAATTACGACAACATCCGGGTATACGGGGACCTGGAATCCGAGGTGTTCATGGCCCCGAAGGGGTCCACGCTTCCGACCGCCATTACGGCGGACCCGGCGGACCCGTTCTGGGCGTTCGGCTGGATCAGCGAGGACGGGGTGTCCCTGGCGGTGGCCACGGACGTCGAGAAGTTCAAGGGCTGGCAGGGCGGCACGACGCTGCGCACCAAGGTCACCTCCACGGAGAAAACGATCAAGGTGCAGGCGCTGGAGGAAACGCCGGGAGTGACGGCCCTGTATTACGGGCACGGGGACCCGGTGGTCACCGGGACCGGCACGTCGGCGGTGGCCAGGGTGGACCTGCCGGAGTCCGTCCCGACGATTGAGCGGGCGGCGGTGTTCAAGTTCGTGGACGGCGAGGTCGAGAAGTGGCTGTGCTGCGAGCTGGTGCAGGTCACGGACCGCGGCGAGGTCGCGCACCAAAACAGCTCCATGACGCTGTACGAGTTCACCCTGGAAATCATCGGGGACGCGTACTGGCTGACGAACGCGCCGGCCTTCACGGCCGCGTAACGGGTGCCGCTGCCGGGGGTTTGTTCCTGGCGATGGATTCTTTCCCTCCGGCAGCGGTCCCAGCGCACCAAATGAATCCATCGCCCTTAGTCTCTCTGCCCGGCCCCGAGTGCCGGGCTTTTTCCGTCTCTAGTGAAAGAAGTCATCGCCATGACAACGATTCCGGATAAGGCCGTAGCGAAGCGGCGGGCATCGACGCCGCCGCCGGGGGTGAAGCGTCCGGCTGACCATCAGCCGGCGAAGGAGGACGTGACCGGGCCCAAGGACACGGTGGTGTACTGGCCGCCCCTGGAGGACGGCGGCCCGGCGTCCAAGTCGTACCTGATCGCCGGGGAGAACCTGGACGACGCCGAACTGCTGGAGTACTTCACGGACGAGAACTTCATCGGGGCGCTGCGGATCATGCTGGGCCGGGATCAGTGGAATGCGTACAAGGACGCGGCGCGGCTGGAGAACGGCCGGGTCACGGCGTCCGGGGCGGCGGAGTTCCTGAATCACATTCTGGGCGAGGTCAAGCGGGGAAACTCCTAAGCCTCGGCTATCTGCTGGTCAAGTACCCGGGCGAGGTCGAGGCGGACCTGCAGCGGTTCTACCAGGTGGATTTGGCGGACCTGTACCGGGGCCGGGTCACGGCCCGGCGGGTGTCGGTGCTGGTGCTGAACCTGCCGCGCGGGGCGCAGACGTGGGTCGCGGCCGGCGGTGCCGGGGCGGTGTCGGGGGAAGTCGAGGCGGCGTGGCTGATCGAGCACGCGCTGTACCGGATCGCGCACGGCCAGGCCGGGGCGAAGGGCAAGGCGCCGGAGATGCGGCCCTACCCGCCGGGCCGTGACGAACAGGCGGTGAAGGCCGCCAAGGCGGTGGGCCGCGCCGAAGCGTTCCGGGCCAAACATCACGGAGGCTAAGGAGGCGCACGCATGGCCGTCGAACTGGCTACTGCCTATATCAGCCTTGTTCCGACGACGGTGGGCCTGAAATCGGCCGTCGAGCGGCAGTTCGCGCCGGCGGCCCGGATCGCCGCGTCCTCGGGCCGGGATTCCGGGCACCGGTTCGCGGAGGGGTTCAAGGCGGCGACGTCGCGGGTCGGTGCGGCCCTGGGGTCTTCCCTGAAGGTCGGCATCGGGGTGGCCACGGCCGCCGTCGCCGCGGCGGGGGCGGTCGGGATCAAGACGGCCGCGAGCATGGAACAGTCCGAGATCGCGTTCACGACGATGCTGGGCTCGGCGAAGAAAGCGAAGGCGTTCCTGGGGGACCTGTCCAAGTTCGCGGCGAAAACACCGTTTGACCTGCCCGGGCTGCAAAAGTCGGCCTCGTCCCTGGTGTCGGCCGGGATCGAGGCGGACAAGGTCATCCCGATCATGACGTCCCTGGGTAACGCCACGTCCGGGATGGGCACCGGTGCCGAAGGCGTCCAGCGCGCCACGGTGGCACTGCAACAGATGAATGCGGCCGGGAAGATCAGCGGCGAGGACCTGGCGCAGCTGCGGGACGCCGGGATCCCGGTGTTCGACCTGCTGACCGCGGCCACGGGCAAGACGACGGCGGAAATCGCGGAAATGGCCAACGCCGGCAAGCTGGGCCGGACGGAGCTGGACCAGCTCATGTCGGCGCTGGAGTCCGGGAAGGGCCTGGAGCGGTTCAACGGGCTCATGGAGAAACAGTCCGCGTCCCTGGCCGGGCTGTGGTCCTCGGCGAAGGACGCCTTCGAGATGGGCATGGCGGAGGCCGTCAAGCCGGCCATTCCGCTGCTGAAGGACGGGCTCGGCGGGGCCACGGCGTTCCTGACCAACACCGCCCTGCCGAAGATGAAGGTCGTCATGACGGAGGCCGCGGGCGGAATCCGGGCGTTCGGGGAAGCGTGGAAGGCCAACGACGGGGACATCACGTCCTCCGGGTTTCCCGGCTTCATGGAACTGGTCGCGTTCTGGCTCCGGCAGGCGTGGGACTGGCTGCACAAGCTGGACTTTTCGAGCCTGGACGGGTTCTTCGGCTCCCTGGCCCGGCAGGGCGGACCGCTTGGCACGATCCTGGCCGGCATCGGGGACTCGTTCCGGGACCTGTGGCCGGTGGTGCAGGAATTCGCGAAACAGGTCCCGGGCTTCGCCATGGGCGGCCTCGGGCTGCTGAACACGGCCCTGGGGTTCCTCGGGGACCATGTGCAGGACCTGATCGCGTGGATGCCGGTGATCGTGGCCGGGTTCGTGACCTGGAAGGCCGTCCAGATGGCCATGACGGTGGCCACGGTCGCGCAACGGATCGCGCAGGAGGCGGCGACGAACGCGTCCAAGATCGCCGCGGCCGCGCAGTGGCTCTGGAACGCCGCCCTGACGGCCAACCCTATCGGGATCGTGGTCGTTGCGATCGCGGCCCTGGTCGCCGGGCTGGTGTGGTTCTTCACGCAAACGGAGCTGGGGCAGCAAATCATCCAAAACGTCTGGGGCGCTATCCAGGGCTTCATCGGGGCAACGGTCGCGTGGTTCCAGACGTACGTCCTGCCTACCGTGCTGGCGGTATTCCGCGCGGTGGGCGCCGTTTTCGAGTGGCTGTGGCAAAACGTCATTTCGCCGGTGTTCGGGTTCATCGGCGCACTGATCGGCGCCTGGTGGAAGGTCGTGTCGTTCATTTTCTCGGCCCTGGTCGCGGTGGTCCAGAAGGTCATCGCTCCGGCCCTGCTCTGGCTGTGGCGGAACGTCGTGCAGCCGGTCTTTGACGGCATCGCGGCCGTGGTGACCTGGTGGTGGAACAACATTGTGCAGCCGCAGCTCCGGGCGGCCGTGTGGTTCTTCCAGAATGTCCTGGCCCCGGTGTTCGCCTGGCTGTGGAAAACGATTATCAAGCCGGCCTTTGACGGGATCGGGACGGCGATCAAGTGGGTTTGGGAGAACGTCATTAAGCCGGTGTTTGACCGGCTGTCGGCGGTGATCCAGAAGGACGTCCCGAAGGCTTTTGACGAGGGCGTGAAATTCGTCAAAAAGGTGTGGGAGGGCCTGCAGGAGATTGTCAAGGCGCCTATCCGGTTCGTGGTCAACACGGTCCTGAACGACGGCCTGATCAACGCGATGAACGGCATCGCGGACTTCCTGCATATCGACAAGCTGCCCAAGATCGCGCTGCCGCAGGGCTTCGCGGCGGGCGGCTGGACCGGGCCGGGCGCCAAGTACACGCCGGCCGGTCTGGTGCACGCGGACGAGCATGTGATCCGGAAGGAGTCCCGGCGCGCCATGGAACGGAGCGCGCCGGGGCTGCTGGATCACATCAACAGGTACGGCACCCTGGCCGGGTATGCCGGGGGCGGCCGGGTCAAGCCTTTGAAGGAGCTGTTCGTCACGAACGGCTGGAACCACGTACACAAGGGCATCGACTACGCGGCGAGCGTGGGGACGCCGGTGTTCGCTACCCAGGACGGTGTGGTGACCCACGCCGGGCCGGGGGCCCGGGCTCCGGGGGTGTGGGGCGGCGAGGAGGTCCATATCGCCGGCGGCGGCTTCGAGACCTGGTTCGCGCACCTGTCCCGGATCATGGTCACGCTCGGGCAGAACATCCGGGCCGGGCAGCAAATCGCGCTGTCGGGCAACACGGGCATCAGCTCGGGCCCGCATCTGCATTTCGGGGTGTTCTCCGGCGGCTGGCCCAATGACCTGGACCCGTCCGGGTACCTGGGCGGGGCCGGGGTCCCGTCCGGGGGTGAGGGCTGGAATCCGATTAAGGACCTGATCGGCGGGCTGATGGACGCGTTCAAGGGCGCGTTCCCGGGTGGCGGGTTCCTGATTGACGTCGTGGGCGGGCTGGGCAAAACCATCCTGACCGGGGCTGCGGACTTTGTGGGCCGGCTGTTCTCCGGCGCCTCGGACAAGAAGGGCTCCCTGGCCGGGCCGGTGCTGTTCGACGGCGGCGGCTGGCTGGAGCACACGGGCGGGGCAGCGCTGGTGGCCCATCAGTCGCGGCGGCCGGACGCGGTGCTGACCGGGGCGCAGTGGGACACCATGGCCCGGATCGCGGCGAACGCGGACGGGCCCGGGGTGACCATCCACGGGAACGTGTACGGGGACCCGCAGGACATTGTGGACGAGCTGGAGGCGCGGAAGCGGCGGGCCGTGACGCTGCACAACCTGGGCGCGATCACGGTGGGAGGCTGAGATGTCGGCTGGGATTGTCTACGCGCTGCCGGCCCCGCCGCTGCCGCCGGAGGTGCCGCTGTTCGTCAAGACGGCGGTCACCTGGACAGGCTGGGACGGCTCGGTGTGGGACCTGACGGCCCCCGACTCCGGGGTGGTGCTGGTCAACGAGGGGGTCGAGGGGCTGCACCTGCCCACGTTCCGGGCCTGGACCCGGCAGTCCCCGGCGGTGCCGGGGCAGACGTTCGCCGGGGCGATCGCCGAACCGCGGGACGTGGTGCTGCCGCTGCTGGTGTTCGAGGACGGGACGAGCCAGGAGTGGCTGGACCGGGACCGGGCGTTCTGGCGGTCGATGCACCCGGCCAGGTACGGGACCCTGACCGTCTCGCCGGCGGGCACGGGCACGTCCCGGTCCCTGCGGCTGCGCCTGGTCCCGGAGGATCACGCGTTTTCCATGGATCCGGTGTTCGCGTGCTGGGCGGCGTACGTGGTGCGCCTGGTCGCGGACCGGCCGTTCTGGGAGGGGCAGCCGGTCCGGGCGGCCTGGACGTCCCCGACGTCGCAGGAGTTCTACGAAACGACGGGGCCGCATCTGGTCAACATCAACTCCGGGCACGTCGCCGCGGACGCGGAGGTCACGAACGCCGGGGACGAGGACGCGTGGCCGGTGTGGACGGTGATCGGCCCGGTAACGGCCGCGCACATGGGCGTCGGGGACCTGGTGCTGGACGCGCCGGCGGTCGAGGCCGGGAAGGCTTTGGTGATCGACACGGACCCCCGGGTGCAGACGGTCATCGAATACGACTACGACGCCGGGGACGGCACGGAGCCGGAGGCGTTCACGGACCCGGTGGACCGGACGGCGGACCTGGCCGGGGCGGTGGATTTTGCCGCGATCCCGGCCGGCGGTACGTCGCCGATCAACATTTCCATTACCGGCGGCGGGCTGCTGCGGGTGGAGCTGACGCCGCTGTACTGGAGGGCCTGGTGAACGGGCCGCCGCCGTTCCGGCTGGCGGCCTACAGCCGGGACTTTGTGCGGCAGGGCTGGATCGGGGAACCGGTCGCGGTGGCGTGCACGGTGGTGCATAACGGGATCTCGGAGGCGTCCGTGACGGTGGGCGCGGCGGACCCGAAACTGCCGCTGCTGCTCGATCCGGGGGCGCGGCTGGTGGTCGAGTACCTGGGCGAGGCGCTGCTCTCGGGCCCGGTGCGGGCCCGGTCCGGGAACGGTCCGGGAACGGCCGGGACGGTGACGGTGTCCGTGGTGGACGACTTCCGGCTGCTGCACCGGGTGCTCGGCTGGCCGGTGCCGGGCGCGGCGATCACGGCGCAGAACAGCGCGGAGTACTACACGCGCTCCGGGCCGGCGGAAACGGTCCTCAAGGACGTGGTCGCGGCGAACGCGGTGGCACGGCTCGGGGAACCGGTCACGGTGGCCCCGTCCCTGGGCCGGGGGGCGAACATCACGGCGGCGTTCCGCTTCCACCCTCTGGCGGACGTGCTGTTCCCGGCGGTGGACTCGGCCGGGATCGGGGTCACGGTCCGGCAGTCCGGGGCCGGGCTGGTCGTGGACTGCTACGTCCCGGAACTGTACCCGCGGACCCTGACGGAGGCCGGCGGGGCGGTCGCGGAATGGTCGTGGACGTCCTCGGAGGCCGAAGCGACGCACGTGGTGGTCGGCGGGCAGGGCGAAGGCACGGCCCGGGGGTTCGCGGCGTACTCGGACGCGGCCCGGGTCGCGGCCCTGGGCGAACGGATCGAGGTGTTCCGGGATGCCCGGGACACGGGCACCGCGGCGGTGTATGCGGAGCGGGCCGCGGAAACGTTCGCCGAAACGGCCCCGAAGGCCGGCCTGTCGGTGAAGTTCTCCGAAACCTCGGTGTTCCGCTACGGCGGGCCGGGCGGGGTGCGGGTCGGGGACCGGGTCACGCTGCGGGTCGGGGCGGGCCTGGAAATCACGGACACGCTGCGGTCCGCGTCTTTCTCCTGGACCCGGGACGGCGGGCTGGAAGTCACGCCGGCCGTGGGGGACCTGGACGACAAGCCTGACAACCAAGTTGCGCGGGCCGTCGCGTCGATCGCGGCCGGCGTGCGGGATTTACGGAGGAAATGACCGTGACCATTCTGAGCACCTTCTACGACACGAGCGCGGGCGTTCCGTCGTCCCTGGTGAACGAGATCAAGTGGGCCAAGGCGCACCCGCATATCGGGGCGTCCCACTACGGGGTCGAGGGGCCGGGAGACTATGCGGTCAGCGCTCACCCGTCGACGCCGTATGCGGTGAACGTCGCGGCCGGGAAGGCGTGGGGCCGGGGCGTCTTTGACGACTCGGACGGCATCGAAACCGTGACCTGCGCGGCACCGGCGGCCGGGACGACGCGCTGGGACCTGATCTGCGTGCGGCGGAACTGGGGGCCGGTCGCGGGCGGGCCGTCGACGGTGACCTCGGTGCCCGGCGGCACGGTGCGGGCGATCCCGGGGGACCGGCAGAACACGCCGGGCACCCTGGACGACCAGCCTCTTGCCCTGGTCCAGTGGACGGCCGGGCAGACTCAACCGACCGCGATCGCGGACCTGCGCTGCTGGGCCGGGAACGGCGGGATGCTCGCCAAGGACGAACTGGCGCTGTCCTACCTGGGGCAGCTCGGCGCCTCGGTGAAGATCGGCACCGATCACTGGTCCTATGAGCTGTTGACCAACGACGTCCCCGGCTGGGTGAACGAGGACGGCTCCGGGCCCTGGACGCCGCTGACCCTGTCCGCGGGCTGGGCGTCGAACGGCATTGCCTCGGTGCGGACCGTGGGCCGGGGCGCGTTCATCCACGTGGCGATCGATGCCCGGTACACGGCCGGGTCGGTGATCGCCGAAGGCTGGATCATTGCGCCGCTGCCGGTGGGGATGCGGCCCACGGACCGTGTCTTTGTGCCCGGCACCACGAACACGTACCGGAACGCGGCCATTTACTCGGTGCACGCCGGCGGGGTCGCGGTCGGCCCGTTCCCGGCCGGTACGGTCTGCCAGCTCAACGGCCTCGCGCCGCTGAAATAAGAGGAGGACCCGGTGACTGATTACCCGTTCGACATGCAACTGGTGGTGGACCCGAACAACCCCGAGAACATCGTCCGGGACGCCGCGGTGCAGATTTTCGCGTCCTCGGACACGGCCGGGGCCTCGCCGCTGGCGCTGACGTCCCCGGCCGGGGCGCCGCTGCTCAACCCTTTGATCAGCAACCCTAACGGGTTCCTGCAGCCTTTCGTGGCCACGGTCCCGCAGGTGATGTGGAAGTCCGGCCCGTACCAGGGCTACTTCAATTCCTATGTAGGGATGCGGGACGAGGCGGTCGCGGCCAGGGCTGCGGCCGAAGCGGCGGCCACGAGCGCGGCGGACGCGGCGGAGAACGCGCTGGCCCCCACGGACGCGGCCGTCGATGCGGGCATCGCGCGGGCGGACATTCCGGGCCAGGTGTCGGCGGCGACGTCGGCGGGCCTGGCGGCGAAGCTGGACACGGCCACGGCGGTCACCCTGTACGGGGACTTCCAGACGGCGCTGGCGAAATGGACCCCGAAGATTACGGCCTCGCGTCTCCAGACGGACAAGCTGACGGACTGGTTCACGGCCCTGGGCACGGGCAAGGCGCAAATGCTGGCGATCGGGGACTCGATCACGGAGGGCACCGGAGCGTCCACCATGGCGAACCGCTGGCAGACGCTGCTGCAGGCGCTGCTGCGGGAGCACAAGGGCTCCATCGTGGGCGCGACATTCCCGTACATTGCCGCCAACCCTGTGACGAGCGTGGCCGGCAAACCGGTGGTCCTGTCCGGGACGATTACCCGGTCCAACACCTTCGGCGGCATCTCGGGGCGGTCCTCCAACATGTCGGCCGGGGCGTCGGAAACGTTCACGTTCTACGGGGACCAGTTCAAGTTGCTCTACTTCATGGGCTCCACGACGGCGTTCATGAACGTGGTCACGGACGGCGGCGCGCCGGTCATTTTCGACACGAACAGCACCCGGCTGGGGGTTATCGGGAACGCGGCGGCGGTGTATACGTCCCCGCTGCTGACCCTGGGCACGCATACCGTGGTGGTGTCCCGGGACGCGTCCACGCCGGTCGGCACGAACACGGTCGTCCTGGGCGGCATGGTGACCTACAACCAAGACCAAACCACGGGCGTCCGAGTCCTGGACGGCGGCTATCATGGCGCGAACTCCGGCACCGGGATCGACTGGAACCACACGGGCAAGAACACGGTCGCCGCCGGCGGCGCGGACCTGGTGGCCATCGCGTTCGGGATGAACGACGTCCCCACGAACGGGGTAGGCGGCACGCCGGTGGCCACGTTCAAGACGAACATCCTCTCGATCATCTCCAAGCTGCGGGCGGAGGGCCTGACGAAGTCCTACCTGCTGGTGGGCATGTACCAGGGCAACTCGAAGCTAACGGCGGACTGGACCCCGTACATGACGGCCCTGTCGGAGATAGCGGCCGCGGACTCGAAGGTCGCGTTCCTGAACCTGGGCCTGCACATGCCGGCCCCGCCCAATCCGTACAACCTGGCCGGCGGGCTCGGGCTGTATGCGGACGGGCTGCACCCGTCCGATAACGGGCATTCCTGGATGGCGCAGACTGTCGGCTCGGCGCTGAAGGCATAAGGGGGCGGGTGTGATGGGCAAGACGCGCGGCCGGTTTCATGCGCGGGAACCGGTGCTGATCAACGTGGCGCAGGTGGTGACGAACGTGTCCGCGGCCGGGGCCGGGCTGCTCGCCGCGGTGGGCGGGCTCCCGACCCTGGTGACGGGCACCATTGGGCCGGTGCTGGCCGTCGCGGTCGGCTCGATCCTGCTGGTGGGCGGGGTGCTGGGCACGGTGACGGTGCTGGCCGGGGTGTGGTGGCTGGAGCGGGTCGCGCTGCTGATCGTGGGTCTGGGCTGGGTGCTGCTGCTGCCGGCCTCCCTGACGGTGGCCATGTCCGGCCGCGGTTTCGCGGTGTGGCTCGTGGTCGCGCTGATCTTCGCGGCCCTGGGCGACGTGTTCAAACGGTATCGCAGGATCGACTGGGCGTATCTGGACCCGGGCAGATAAGGGGCGGTGATGAATCCGGAACTGATCACGGCGATTATCGGGGTCGGCGGCCTGGCCGCCCTGCTGCCGAAGCTGGTGGAGGGCTGGGTCGCGTGGCGGTCCGGGAAGGCGGTGGCCGAACGCGGCCGGAACCGTACCGCTTTGCAACGGCTGGCCGCAGCGGAGGTCCGGGCCGAAGCGGAGGCGGACTTCCGGCGGGCGCTGGAGGAATACGCGGGCGCGTTGCGGCTGCTGCTTGTCTCGGCCGGGGTCCCGGCGGAGCGGATCCCGGCGTGGCCGGTGCGCAGGAACGCGGAGAAATAGACAAACCAAGGACACGGGGCCCGGGCTGACCCCCGAGGGCCCTTTGCCGTGTCCGGGGAAGGGGTGCGGGGTGAAGCTGTCCAACATGGCGGTGGTGTTGCGGCGTGCCGGGGTGTCCGTGGTCGAGACTCCCGGATGGGCGTCCCGTGGGTACAAACCGGACGACAATATGCCGGCGCTTGACCTGCGGCAGGTCCGGGGGGTGCTGTGGCATCACACGGCCACGGGCCGGGACGCGTTCGTGCACGCGGACGCGCCGACCCTGGGTTTGTGCATCCACGGGCGGGCGGACCTGCCCGGGCCGTTGTGCCATATTTTGCTGGGCCGGGACGGGGCGGCGTACCTGGTCGCCGCGGGCCTGGCCAATCATGCCGGGGAAGGCCGGGCGCCGGGCATCCCGGAGGATCAGGGCAATTTCTACTTGATCGGCATCGAAATGGAGTCCTCGGGGGTGGTGCCGTGGGACTGGACGGCCGCGCAGCTGCGGGCCGCGCCGAAGCTCGGGGCGGCGCTCGAGGCGGCGTACCTGTCCGGTCTGCCGGAGGACGAACGGCTCCAGCTCGGACACAAGGAATATTCGACCGCAGGCAAGATCGACCCGGCCGGCTGGCCGGGGGACATGGACGGGCTGCGGGCGTCCATTAACAAGGTCCTGGCCGGGAGTTTGGCCCCGGCCGGGGACACAACAGGCGGCGTGGAAGGAGTCCTCGACATGGACGAGAAACAGCTTCGGGCCCTGGTGCGGGAAGAAACGGGCAAGGGCACGTGGGGATTCAGCGGCAAGCTCCCGGCGGAGAAAAACCAACAGACGATGTGGAACCGGACCGTGGTGGGGTCCGCGGCTGCGGTGCGGGCCGAAGCGAAGCTGGCCGCCCTGACGGCGGCGGTGGAGAAACTGGCCGAAGGTGCCGGGGCGGACGGTCCGGCGCTGCTGGCCCATATCGACGCGGCCGTCGACGGGGCCGTGTCGGACATTAAGGCAGTGATCGAGTCCGGGGTCCTGGACGTCGATGTGACCCTGAACGCGCCGGAGGCCAGGCCATGACCGGCCGGCACGCGGCGGCGGCCGGGTCCGGCCCCGAGTTGTCCACGCAAGAGGCCAACCCAAGGTCGGCGGTGGCCCGGACCGTGCTCGCCGCGGTCCTGGCGCTGTTCCCGCTGCTGAACGGGGTCCTCGCGGTCACGGTCGAGGTCCTGGAACCGTACGGGGCGAACCTGCCCGGGTGGGTGTTCCTGGTCCTGAACGGGGCGCTGGCCGTGGTCACGGCGTTGGCGGCCCTGGTGACGCGGGTCCTCGCGGTGCCGGGGGTCAATGACTGGCTGCGGAAGTACGCGCCGTGGTTCGCGCCGGAGGACAACGCCGCCGGCTAGCGGTGGTCCTCGGTGTGCCAGTAATTGTCTTTGCAGTCGGGGCAGAACTGGAGCCCAAGCTCGGCTCTCCACCCTGCCGCGCCGGGTTCCTTGACGGTGTTGCAGTGGCCGCAGGTTACGACGTCGTCCCCCATGAGTTCCCCATTCAGAGCGTTGCCGCCGGGCCTGGTGCTCGGGGGCGTGGACACAGTGTAAACGGGCCCCGGCCCATTCCCCATTTGTGGCGGGGGATGGGTCGGGGCCCGTTTTGGTGTGTCCAGCACCGGTGCGGCCCCGGCGGGGCTTCACCTGGCGGGGGCCGCGCCGTCCAGCCTACCCGGTTCCGTCCTCGAGCACGGCCATGGCCAGGTCGTGCACGGCCCGGGCAAGCGTCGGCCATTCGGCCAAGAGCTTCACCTGCGCGGCGGCGTGGTACTCCGGGGCGGGCCCGGCGTCCAGCCATGCGAGGGCGACTCGGCCCGCAGCGGCACGGACGGCGATGTCTGTCGTGTCGCTCATTCCCGGCCCCTCGGCCGGGGGCCGGGCTTGCCGGGGGTCCGGGTCGCCTGCCACGCGTCGATTGTCTCGGGCAGCCACCCTTGCCGGGTGCCGATCAGGGCGTCCGGGTCCGGCAGTTTGTACCGGTTCAAGGTGTCCGGTTTGACCCCTATGCGCTCGGCGAATTCGGGGCGGCTGAGATACCGTTTCACGCTCATTCCTCCGGGATCAGGCTGTCCTGCTCGGACGCGGCTCGCCGCTGCCGGCGGGATTCCTCGGCCCGGTGCTGCCGCAGCAGGTCCTGGTGCTTGTCGTATTCGTCAAGGTACATCTGAGGAATGCGGCCGAACTGGGGAATGTCGTACCCTTGCGCGGCGATCCATTCGCGGATCACGAGCCGTTCGGCTTTCGTCCGGCCCCCGAGTCCATTTCCGGGCTTGAGTTTCCCTTTCGGCCTCTTTGCCGGAGGGGCGGCAATCGAGCGCGCGGCGGCCCGGGTCGGTGTCCGCTCTACCTGGTGGAATGGTCCGTCCGCATCGTCCGTCTCGTTCAGTTCGTCGTCAATGGTTATCGACCCGTCAAGGATGCGCGCCATATTGCGGGCGTGCACCGATGCCCCGACTTCGGCGGCATAGGCAAGGGCCCGGTCGATCCGGTGCTGTAGCTCGATCCGGGATTCGACGGACACGGCCGCAATGCGCGGCATCTGGTCCTCGGCCCCCATGGACACAAGGAGCGCATTCGCGGCGGCTAGGTCACTGAGACTCAGGGTTTTCTGCTGGCTGGGCATGGATGTAGGTTACCTGTCGGGTCTGCGGAGGGGCGGGCCGTTTCACGGGGGCACCCTTCGGCGTGTGATAAACAATGGTCAAGATAAGGGACACGGAAACGCCGTATCTCTCGGCTAGTTCTTTGGTGCTGTATTTCCCTTTCGAGTATTCGCGCATAATCGCGGTCATGGCTCCCCTGGCGAGCTTCCGGGGGCGTCCCACACTGTCGTAATAGCGGGGTTCCGTTTCGTGCTGGGCTTGCTCTGATTCGTGGGCTACGGGCTGGGCTGTCACGTCGTTAACCTCGCTTTTCTCGGAATGCTTGGGCCTTACCGTCTACAAGCTACACGAGGAATAGACGGATTATTAGACGGGCGCGGTTTTGGACAAGGGTCCCTTTCTATTTTCCGTAGCGGGCGAGCATGGCGGCGCTGATCCGTTCGACGTCGGCGGCGGGCATGTCAGCGGCCCAGCCGATTCCAAGTTTCCGGGCCTCGCGCTGGGCTTCAAGGTGGGTGGTGAAGTCCAGATTCGGGGACCACTTCGGGCCGTAGATGCGTTCGGCGAGAGCGGGGACCCATTCCTTAAGAGTGACCATTTGCGGCGGTCCTTTCTTCGGGTTCGGCGGCGCGGAAAACGTCGATCGTTCGGGTATAGGCGGCGGTGAACAGCTCGCGCCAGACGGTGTTGTCGGTCATGTCCTGGGCGTAGAACCGGCCGTCGATCAGGGCGCGCAGGGCCCCGAATTGGCTGGACGCTTCGGCCAGCTCTTGGTGGCTGAGTCCGGTGACCTGGTGGCCGGAGGCCATGGCCAGTCGTTCGCGTTGCGTTCCGTCCTCTATTGCGCGCAGGGTGCGGTGGTAGTTCCGGGCGGCATAGGCAAGGTCGGTAAGGTACTGGGCTTCGCGGCGGGTGAGCGGGACGGCTTGGAGTGCTTCGAGTTCCACGGCGGGGGGTCCTATTCGGTGGCGGCGGTGATGATGCGGGCGAGACGGGCGGGCGGGGTTTTCGCGGCGTCGAGGTGGAATGTTTCGACTATGCCCTTGGGCCGGGACATGTGCACGGTGAGCGTTTCGGGGTAGTACTGGAAACCAAGGTCGAAAGCTGCGCCGTCCTGCTGCTCGAATGAATCGAAGCGGCGGGCCCATCCTGACTTCTGCAGGACGGTCTGGAGCTGGTCCCGGTACTCCCGGGCCATGGCGGGGGCGGCTTCCTTGCGGAGCCGGGCCGCTGCTTCATCGGCGAGGATGGGCAGGTAATCGGGGTGGGCCTGGCGGTTCTGGAGACCCAAGTCGTAGGCGGCGCGGCGGCAAATGTCGCGGATAGCGGCCTCGGTGAAGTGGCGGGCGACGTCCGGACCTGCGAGCTTGGCGGCAAGCGCGGCGGCGTCGGCGGGGTCGAGTGGTTCGGTGGTCATGGTCGGCCCTCCTTGAGCCACGCGCTTACTTCACTGGATGCGGGGTTGAACACGTCGACCCATCGGTCGAGCTGTTCGCCTGTTTCGTCGTCGTCGTCAAGCTCCGGGAACAGGTCCTCGCCGAGCATGTTGGCGTCGATGTAGTCGTGCAGCTCGCTGAACGACGCCACGGACTCGGGGATGGTCCCGGCCTTGATAAGGTCGGAAATTTCGGCCTTCATGGCGGCGGCCAGTGCCGCCGCCGTGGGGTATTCGGTCGTCATGGCGGGGGCTACTTTCCGGATTCTTCGGTGATGAGGTCCGCCATGGCTTCGACCTGGCGGGGGGTGAACGGTGCGCGGTAGCCAAGGTCGGCGGCGAGGGCGGTGAACCGGGCGGACGCTTCCGGGAGGCTGAGGCCGGAGGCTTCGGCGACGGCGCGGACGGCGTCCGGGCGGCTGACGGTGGGGGTGAGGTGTTCAAGCATGGCGGGGGTTTCCTTCCGGGTGGTGTGCCTTCCTTGTCCTCTAAGTTTACACGGCTAGCCGTGTGATTGTCTACTTATCTACGTACTTCCGTAACTACGTTTTTACGTGTTTAGTCGGTCACGTTCTCACGTATCCGCTTGGCTACGGACTTACGTAGCTCCGGGCTGTCGATCAGTTCCTCCACGAGGGCCCGGAACACTTCCACACTGGGGATCCTGGCCCGGCCGGTCGCGTCGGGCAGGGCCATGTCCTCCGGGAATGCCTTGACGGCCCGGTAGAGGTCCGGGGCAAGCTCCACGGTCATTTTCACGGGGTGGGAGCGTGGGGCCGGCGGCTTGGCCGGCTGCGCCGGTCGGGCCCCGAGTGCGGCGGCGCGGGCTTCGAGGCTGGTGGTCTTGCTCATGCGGTTTTCTCCAGTTCTTCGGCGGCGGACAGGTATCCGAACAGGTGCCCGGTCACGGGGGCGGTGTAGCTCTGGGCGAGCGGTTCGCGGCTGGGTATCTCGGCGGTGAGGACGTGCACGCCGGAGGATTCGAGGGCGCGGCGGATGACCTTGGTGCTCCGGGCGTTGCGCTTGGCCCGGTTGAACAGCACCCGGACCTCGGGCCCCGAGTCCCTGTGCGCGGCCGCCGTGGCGATCGCGGCCAGGTCGGGCGCGATGCTGTCCAGCTCCATCAGCGTGGGGGCCATGGGCACGACGACGGTGTCCGCGGCGCGCATGGCGGAGACGACGAGGCGGTGGGCTACGGGCTCGGCCTGGTCCCGGCCGGGCAGCTCATGGCTGGGCGGGGTGTCGATCACGACGACGTCGTAGCCTCGGCCGCGGGTGATGCCGGGCAGCTTGCGGTGCAGGGCCGGGTCCGGGAGCCACAGCACGGGCATGGGCCAGTCGGCTTGCTCGGCCCACTTGGTGGTTTTCTTCTGCGGGTCGGCGTCCACGACAAGGACGCTGAGGGACATGGCGTGGAAGGCGTGGGCGAGGTAAGCAGTCGACGTCGTCTTGCCGCTGCCGCCCTTCAGGTTGGCCAGGGTGTACGTTTTCATGCGGTCACCTTATGCGTGTTTACGTGTTCACGGAACGGGGCCTCGGCGTGTCCCGTGGAAGTTGCGGCGCGTCGTGCTTTTCGGGGCTGGTTTTTAAGAGAGCTGTGGGCCCCTCCTTCGCTTCGCTCAGTCGGGTCCTTAACTCCCAATCCAAACGTCACCCGCCTAGCACCTATAGACCGCCCCCGAAATGAGGGCAGTCTGTGCTCATGGTTGGCGCTCGATCGTTGCGCCGTCCCTGGGGCACCCGCCGGGGACATGATGTGTTTTAGGTGCGGCCTCTGAGCTTGTTTCCGCGGCTTTGCAATTGCCGGGGCGGGATGCCAGACGAGGAAATCCCGTAACGTCGTAGGGACTCCCGGCGGGCACAAAAAAAATAGCCGGGAGCTTGAACGCTCGCCGACTCGGGGTTCCGGAACCGTGGACTGGTAAACTCGTACACGGAGGCGGATAGTTCAGAGCCGTAATCTGAACGTTCTAGCTTAGGAAGCTCTCAGACTTGCCGGTCTGGGAGCTTCTGCCACTTCTGGAACCTTAGCTTAAATTCCAGCCATGTAATTCCAACGCGCCGAAAACGACAGGGCCCGGTTCCCCATTCGAGGGGAACCGGGCCCTGATCTTGCGCTTGCGCCCTTTAGCCGGCCTTGGGCAGCCGGTGCCGTGACGTCAGGGATTGGATCACGGCAAACACGGTTTCGAGGTCGTCGTTGCTGAGGTCGCGGAGGGCGGCCACCACGAGGTCGAGGCGCTGCTCGCCGCTGTAGTCCTCGGGGGTGATCCCGGCGGAGGCCATGGCGGCCTGCTGGATCACGCGCAGCGGTACGCCGATGCCCTTGGCCAGGCGTTCGAGGGTGTCCACGCGGGGCATGTGGTTCTGCGTGGTGTTGGCGAGCTGCCCGATTTTCGCCTTCGACAGTTCGGCGCGCCGGGCGATGGTTGCGTATGACTCGCCGGTGCGGTCCTGGTGCGATCGGATCAAGTCCGAGAGCGTCACCGGGGCCACCTGCGTATCTCGATCGTCATGCGTCATTGGTCGGTTCTCCATGTTTCGTCCCCCTGTGGTTGGTCGCTGCTGAGTCTATAACTTGTAGACGGTGAGCGTCTAGCGTTCCATTACCCGGCGGGTCGGACATTTTAGACGCGGCGACGAGTGTTGGACGGGGCCGGGGATGGACGTTGTCGGTGGTCACTGCTATGGTCGGGGCGTCTAAAGAGTTTAGACGAACGGGGCGGAAGGTTTAGACGACGTGGGAAACGTTCGAGACGGGGTGAAGGTGTTCATCCAGCCGCTGCCGGGCGAAGGCGCGGACCCGGAAACCGGCCTTCCGACAGCATTGCGGCTGGCCATGGACTCGGCCGGCGTCGGCGTGTGGGTCCTGGAGCGGCGCTCCGGGGTGTCGCACCAGACGATTGCGAACCTGGCGAACGGCAAGGGCGGCATCGAACGGCGGAAGGCGGCTGACATTGCCGCGGCCCTCGGGGTCCCGGTGACGGAGCTGTTCCAGCATTCGGTGGACCCGGCATGAGAACGGACGGCGTCCCGGAGGGGGTGGGCGGGGTCCTGGTCCTGCCGGCCTCGGCGTACCGGCGGGACCGGCCGCGCTGGCTGCGGGCCCGCCGGTACGGGCTCGGGGCCTCGGACACGGCCGCGGTCCTGGGCCTCTCGGAGTACCGGACGGCCCTGGACGTGTGGCTGGACAAGACGGCGGAGGCGGACCCGGACGACTCGGACGTCTCGGACGCGGCCCGCTACGGGCACCTGCTCGAGGGGCCGGTCGCGCGGGACACGGTCCGCCGGTACCCGGAGCTGGGCAAGCTGGTTCCCACGCCGGGACTGCTGGCCCATCCGGACTTCCCCTGGATGCTGGCGACGGTGGACTACTGCCTCGCGCCGCGCGGGCGCCGGGGTGCCCCGGTGTCGGCGCTGCTGGAGGTCAAGACAACCTCGGACGAGGCGTACCGGCGCAAATGGATTGGCGGGGTGCCGCCGGCCTCGGTGCAGGTCCAGTGCCAGCAACAGCTCGCGGTCACGGGCCTGGACACGGCGTGGGTGACCTGCTGGAAGCGCGGATCCGCGTCCCTGGCCGAACCGTACCCGGTGGCCCGGGACCCCCGGGTGATCGGGCAGATTATCGGCTATGCCGGTGCCTGGTGGGCCCGGCACATGATCGGCGGCGTACGGCCGGAGCCGGTGTTCGAGGACGCCGGGAAGCTCGCCGAACTGTTCCCGGCGGACCCGGCGGCGGACGCGCTGCAGGCGACTCCGGAACTGGAGGACACGTTCGCGGCGCTGCTGGACGCGCGGGCCAGGATGCGGGCCGCGGAGGACGACATGGCGGCGGCGAAATTCCGGATCCAGGCCGCGCTCGGGGAACGGACCGCCCTGGCTTCGGCCGCGGGCGAGGTCCTGGTGACCTGGAATGCGGTGACGTCCCGGCGGTGGGACACGAAGGCGCTGGCCGCGGACCATCCGGAGCTGGCAGAGCATTACCGGCCGGCGAAAACGTCCCGGTCGTTCCTGGTCAAGGCGGAGGACTAAAAACATGAGCGAACCGGCAGGGGTCGAACTGTCGTCGGCGATCGCGGCGAAGCAGACGGCCGCGGGCAAGGCAACGGCCGTGGACTTGGTGGCGTCCATGGCGGCGGAATTCGGCAAGGCGCTGCCCCCCGAAATGTCCCCGGAGAAATTCGTCCGGGACGCGATCACGGAACTGCGGCAGCACCCGGAACTGCAAGCGTGCACGGGGACGTCCCTGCTGGGGGCGTTCATGACGGCGGCCCGGCTCGGGCTGGAGGTCGGCGGGCCGCTGGGGCACTTCTACCTGACGCCGCGGAACGTGAAAAACCGGGGCACCGGTGAGCACGAGCGGCAGGTCGTCCCCATCGTGGGATACCGGGGCCTGATCGAGCTGGCGCGCCGGGCCGGGGTCGGGGCGGTCAAGGCGTCCGTGGTCTACGAAGGGGATACGTTCCGGGAAGGTGCCAACTCCGAACGCGGGCCGTACTTCGATTTTGACAAGGTGCCCGGCGGGCCGGCCGGCCGGAAGCGGCTGGGCGTCGTGGCCTCGGCCCGGCTCGCCGGCGGGGACGTCCAGTACGTGTTCCTGACCATGGACGAGGTCATGGCCCGGAAGGCGCGCGGCGCGGCCGGGGACTCGGGGCCGTGGAAAACGGACGAGGAGGCCATGATCCGCAAAACGGCCCTCCGGGCCCTGGCCGCGGAGCTGCCCCAGTCCTCGGCCCTGGCCCTGGCGCGGGCCGTGGACGAACAGGTCCAGACGTACCGGCCCGGGGACGTGGACACGGCCACGGGGGAACTGACGTCATGACGCTGACCGTGGGCGAGCTGTGCGCCGGGTACGGCGGGCTGGGCCGTGCCGTGGAGCAGGTGTTCGGCGCGGAGCTGCGCTGGTACTCGGAATTCGACCCGGCGCCCTCGGCGATCATGGCCCATCACTGGCCCGGCGTGCCGAACCTGGGCGACATGACGGCCGTGGACTGGGCGGCGGTGGAACCGGTGGACGTCCTGTCCGGCGGGACCCCCTGCCAGGACCTGTCCCACGCCGGGCGGCGGGCGGGCATGACGGAGGGGACCCGGTCGAATCTCTGGGTCGCCATGCGGGAAGCGATCGCGGTGATCCGGCCGCGGCGGGTGGTGTGGGAGAACGTGAGAGGAGCCTATAGTGCGGCAGCCGATAGCGCAGTGGAATTCTGCCCGGGATGTATGGGAGACGCCGGGGACGGCGAGCCTGTTCTGCGGGCACTTGGCCGCGTACTCGGGGACCTTTCCGACCTCGGGTATGACGCGCAATGGCGCGGCCTTCGAGCTTCCGACGTGGGAGCCCCGCATGCCCGGTTCCGGGTCTTTGTCTCTGCTACGGACTCCCTGCGCGGCTGAGGCTGAGGGCGGGCCGCGCAATCCGGACCGGCCCGGGGCCACGATGCGCCTGTCGGATCAGGTCCGGGAGGAAACTGCGGCCGGGCGGCTGCTGCCCACGCCGGAGGCCAAACTGTCGGACGCCGGCCCGGACTTCGCGCGGGCCGGCCGGGAAGGCTCCGGCGGGAATGATCTGGTCACGGCGCTGGCGTTGCTGCCCACGGTTACTGTGCAGGACGGCAAGAACACGGGCGGGCCGTCACAGTTCGAGCGGAACACGCCGCCGCTGAACACGGCCGTCCTTATGCTGCCCACGCCTCGGGCTTCGGACGGGGACAAGGGCGGGCCGAACCAACGCGGCAGCAAGGGCGATCTGACCCTGCCCTCGGCGGCGGTGCTGCTCCAGACTCCCAGCGTGGCCGATGCCCTGGGCGGGCACCTGACCCGGGGCGGGGACCGCGCCGGGGAGGTGCTGTTGCCGGGCCAGGCGCAGGACATGGCGGTCGGCTGGGGCGAGTACGAGGCGGCGATCCGGCGCTGGGAAGCGGTGATGGGCCCGGCCCCGAGTCCCGTCGTCCCGGGTCCCCGGGGCGGGCCCCGGCTCTCGCCGATGTTCACGGAATGGATGATGGGGCAGCCGGCGGGCTGGATCACGGACCCGGCGATCGGGATCAGCCGCAACGAGCAAATCAAGGCGTGCGGGAACGGGGTAGTGACCCAGCAGGCCGTCGCCGCCCTGGCGGACATGCTCGAGGCGGAGGCGGCGGCATGAACGTCACGCCGTACATGGTCCTCGAGCTGCTGCAACTGCTCGCCGCCGCGCTGTTGGCCGCCCTGGTCGCGCTGGCCCTGGCCGGGCTGATCGGTGTGCTGCTGCTGGCCGGGCTGGCGTGGCTGTCCGGGCGGAGGCGGGCACGGTGACGGCGGCGGTGACGGTGACGACGTCGGAACCGCGGGTGATGTTCACGGCCGCCGGCACGCCCATCCCGCAGGGCTCGAAAAAAGCGTTCCGGCACTCCAAGACGGGCGCCGTGGTGGTCCTGGACGACAATCCGCGGCTGGCCGGGTGGCGGGAGCTGGTGGCGTTCGAGGCGCGCCGGGCCATGGCGGCGGGCCCGGTCCGGCTGTCCGGGGCGTGCCTGGTGTTCATGCGGTTCTACCTGCCCCGGCCCGCCGGGCACTACGGGACCGGCCGGAACGCCGGCACGCTGCGGCCCTCGGCCCCGAAATGGCCCGCCGTGAAACCGGACCTGGACAAGCTCGAACGCGCCGTCCTGGACTCGCTCACGGCCGCCGGGGTGTGGAGCGATGACGCGGTGTGTTGCGCGGCCGTGGGCTGGAAACACTACGCGGACGACCACCCTGCCGGGGTGTTCGTGTCCGTGGCCGAACTGGGCTGGGCGGAGGAGGGGCTGTGAGTATCGAGGTTTTGTCGTGGGTGCTGAACCACGCGGACGTGAAGGACACGGGCGAGCTGGCCGTGCTGGTGGGGATCGCCAACCATGTGGACCGGACCGGCCGGGGGTCCTTCGCCGGGCAGGCAACCCTGGCCCGGTACGCGCGCTGTTCGGAGCGGACGGTGCGGCGCAAGCTCGCGGAGCTGGAGGCGCGCGGGGCGATCGCGCGCGGGGATCAGCGCATTGTGGAGCACTTCCCGGCGTCCACCCGCCCTGTCGTGTGGGACGTTATTTGGCCCGGACAAAATGACCGGGCGGCCAGCCTGTCCGGGGGTAGGGGGGACACGGTGTCCACCACGGGGGGTCAGTCTGTCCAAAGTGCCCGGACACGGGTGGCCGACAATACGTCCAATGAACCGTTAGATGAACCGTCCTTAAAAGACTTGGCCGGCGCGGTCGATTTCGGGACGTTCTGGGCGGCGTATCCGCGGCATGAAAAACGGGCGGAAGCGCTCAAGGCGTGGGGCAAGGCGATCAAGCGCGCGGCCCCGGCGGCGATCATCGCCGGCGCGCAGCGGTACGCGGCGGACCCTAACCGGCTCCCGGCGTACACGGCGCACCCGGCGTCCTGGCTGAACGGGGACCGCTGGGAGGATGACCCGTTGCCGGCACGCTCGGACGGGCGGGCCTCGGACGTGTTCGCGGCGGAACTGGCCGCGGCGCAGGCGGCGGACTCGGCGGAGGCCGCAGCCCTGGTGGCGGAGTTGGAAGCGGGGCGGCCGTGGTGACGCCGTGGTTCGAGGACGACGCAGCCACGGTGTACGCGGGGGACTGCCTGGACGTGCTGCGGGAGCTGCCGGCGGACTCGGTCGACGCCGTGGTCACGGACCCGCCGTACGGGCTGGGGAACACGTCCCCGGGCCAGGTCGCGGACACCCTGACGGCGTGGGTCTGCGGGGACCGGGAGTACATCCCGGAGGGCCGGGGCTTCATGGGCCGGCCCTGGGATGCGTTCGTGCCGCCGGTCGCGGTGTGGGACGAGGTCCTGCGGGTCCTGAAACCGGGCGGGCACGCGCTGGTGTTCGCCGGGTCGAGGACGCAGGACTTGATGACGCTGGGGCTACGGCTGGCCGGGCTGGACGTGCGGGACTGCATCATGTGGGCGTACGGGTCCGGGTTCCCCAAGTCCAAGGACGTCACGGCGGCCATGGGCCGGTTCCTGGCCGGGGACCGGCCCGAGGCCACTATCGCGCCGGAGCTGTACCGGGTGACGGGGTTCCTGCGGGCGGCCCGGGACGCGGCCGGCTGGACGAACCGGCAGATTGACGAGGTGTTCGGCACGAACGGGATGGCCGGGCACTGGACGTCCCAGGCGTCCCAGCCGGCGGTGCCCTCGGTGCGGCAGTGGGAGGTCCTGAAGGCGCTGCTCGGCTTCGGGGACGACATGGACGCACTGGTCGCGCAGCTCGGCGCGGTCGAGCGGCCGGAGGACTGGGGGGCCGGGGACGGGGACGCGGAGTTCCTGGACACGCTGCGCAAGAACGTGGTCTATGACTCGGCCGGAGGCTGGGGCACGGCCCTGAAACCGGCGTACGAGCCGGTGGTGGTGGCGCGCAAGAACGTGGTCGGGTCGATCACGTCCAACGTGAACATGTACGGGACGGGGGCGCTGAACATCGACGGGTGCCGGGTCCCGGTCACGGACGCGGACGAGTCCGGGCGGTGGCCGACGAACGTGTGCCTGGACGAGTCCCAGGCCGCGGAGCTGGACCGGCAGTCCGGGGTGCTGGCCTCGGGGAAGGTCACGGCCGGACACGCCGGGAACGGCAAACCGGAGGGCATCTTCGGGGCCATGGCCGGTGTCCGCTCCGACCGGGGCTTCGGGGACGCCGGGGGCGCGTCCCGGTTCTTCCCGGTGTTCCGCTACGAAGCGAAGGCGTCCAGCGAGGAACGGCCCCGGGTGGACGGGATTGCGCACCCGACGGTCAAGCCTCTGGAGCTGATGCGGTGGCTGTGCCGGCTGGTCACGCCGCCGGGCGGGGTGGTCCTGGACCCGTTCGCCGGGTCCGGCACTACGGTCGAGGCCGCAGTGCTGGAGCACTTCCGGCCCATCGGGATCGAACGGGACCCCGGCTATCTGCCGCTGATCCGGCACCGGCTGGGCAAACCGCTGCAACAGGTCCTCGACCTGGGGGACTTGGGGGAGCTGCCGTGACCATGTCCAACCAGGAGGCGCTGGCCCTGACGACGTACCTGGTCCGGGCCGGGATGCTGCAGCCGGTGTCCGGGCAGGCGGCGGTGTGGCGGGACGCGCTGGCCGGGGTCCGGTACGAGGACGCGCAGGAGGCGGTGCGGGCCCTGGCGCGGCGTCCCGGGGTGGTGCTGGTCAAGCCGGGGGACCTGTTGTTCGAGGTCCACAAGCTGCGGGCGTCCCGGATCGGCGGGCGCCGGCCGCCGGCGCCGCCGGTGGAGCTGTCCCCGGAGGCTGACGCGGAGTTCGGCCGGGTGTATGTGCGGGCCCTGGGGGACGGGGCGTCGGAGGCGGAGGCGGACGCGGCGGCGTGCGCGGCGGCGGGGGTGGTGCGCGGGGTGCTGCCGGCCCCGGAACCGGGCCGGTTGCGGGAGCTGCTGGCCGGGATGCAACGGACCGACGAGCCGGAAGGGGTTTAGGTGGGCGGGTACGGGCAGGAATGGGAAGCGGAGCAGGCGCGGGTCTTGGCCGCGCACGTGGCCAGGACGTCGGCCCGGCTGGAGGCGTTGGCGTCCCGGTATGCGGAGCTGCGGGCCATGCTGGAGGACGGTCCGGGGATGCGGCCGGCGGTGGACGGCGGGCCGGTGCGCAGGTCCTCGGGGCCCCGAGTGCCCCTGCGGGTCGAGGTCCTGGACACGCTGGGCGAGATCGACAGGTTCCTGGTCGAGCTGCTGCCGCTGGTGCGGGGGACGCTGCGGCTGGGGCCGTTGCCGAAGCGGACGCCGGTGCGGGCGGTGCGGGCCCGGTCCGGGCTGCTGTTCATTGCCGGGGCCCTGGCTGGGGTGTATGCGGAGGATCCGGTGTTGGGGGACGACGTCGCGCGGGGTGCCTGGCAGTTGGAGCGGCGGGCGGGCTGGATTTTCGGGGACCGTTCGAGGCCGTTCGCGTTGACGGAGGCGTGCGGGGCGTGCGGGATGCCGGCGCTGTGGGTGGTGCCGGAGCGGATGCTGATTGTGTGCGGGAATCCGGCCTGCCGGGTGTCCCGGCCGGTGCATGCGGCGTTGCCGGTGTACGTGTCGGAAGGGGTCGATTAATAGACGGCAAAACGGGTCGCGGGCCGGTTTCCGGCGGGGGATGTTACCCGGTTCACATGGGAAAACAAAAGAGACTGCGGGGCTTATGGTCCGGCGCGGCAGTGTACTAGATTAGCTCCTAGTCTATAAAACGTAGACGGCGGGGGCGTTCGGGTGAAACGAAAGGAACCAGGAATTATGACGCAGAATTGGGGGCCTGTCATGGACGGCTTCGCGGTCGGCCCGGAACACACGCTGGACCTGGGCGGCCGCACAATCACGGTGGCCGCTGTCTGGTCGGACGAGGACGGCGTCTGTGTCAGTGTTGATGCCGGCGACGAACCTCTCCCGGCGTCCCTGGCCGAACGGCTGGCCGTGTCCATCATCCAACTGGCCGGGCTCCCGGCCCCGGAACCGGAGCTGGCAGCATGAGCGGGCGCGCTTCGGCGTCCCCGGAACGTCTAAAAGCTTTGGACGCCGGGACGGAAAAATTGGACGCCGCCCCGGGGCTGACGCTGTACGTGGCAGGGCCCATGACCGGGATCGAGGACTTCAACCGGCCGGCGTTCGGTGCCGCGGCGCTGCGGCTGCGCCGGGCCGGGTACACGGTCCTCAATCCCGGCCGGCTCCCGGCTCCGGTCCCGGACCCGGACTGGGCGGACTGGATGCGGCAGGCGCTGAGGATGATGCTGGACGCGGACGGCGTGGCCATGCTGCCAGGCTCCGAGTCCAGCCGCGGGGCCGCCCTGGAACGGCGGGTCGCGGTCGAGCTGGGCATCCCGGTGCGGACCGTGCCGGCCTGGCTGACCCTGGCCGGGCAGTCGGCGTACATGGAACGGCTGAGGGCATGAAAAAAGCTGCTGCTTACTGGCTAGCCGCATGGGCTGGCGGCACCCTCGGGCATCGTATGACTGACCCAGCTTGCGCCTGGCATGTGCGTCCGCGTGGGCGCCTGTCGTCGTGGTGGTTCAATCGTGGCCGCGGCAAGTACTGTCCGGTGTGCATGGCGAGACTTCGCCGGCTGAACGAGGGGCAGCCGTGACCCGGGGGGCGTTCCTGTACCACGGGGGCGTGCCGGACCTGCGGCCCGGGGACCTGCTGGCACCGGGGCACAAGCGGCGGCACCACGAGAACTGCCCGTGGTGTGACGCGCGCGCGTCCGGCGGGGCGTTCCTGGGCATCGACCCGCCCTCGGCCCTGGCCGCAGTGTATTTCACGCCGGTGCGGCTCTATGCCAAGTTCCACGCCTCGCTGTACGGACGGGGGGACCTGTACCGGGTGGAGCCGGTGGGCCGGGCCGTGCTCTCGGCGGAGGACTCGATCGAGACGTGGGCGGCCCCGGCGGCGCGCGTCGTGTCGGTCTATGAGCGGGCGGTGCTGCTGACCGATACCGAACGGCGGCGCCTGGACCGGCTCTGGGCGGAAGCGGACAACGATGTGAGGGAGGGCCATGTCTGAGGCGGAGGCGATCGACTTTTCGGACACGCTGGCCGGGCTGATTATCCGGCGGCACCCGGAGCGGGAGGACATGCTCCGGATCGATTCCTGGTCGAACGGGATCGGGAAACCGGAGGCGGCCGCGCTGCTGCGGCAGGTCGCGGACGCGTGGGACGCCGAAGCGGAAGGCAACGACGCGCCGGGGACCGTGCTGCGGCCCCGGCCAGGAATGGAAGGGCTGAACTAATGGAACAGGAACAGCCGGACCCTACCGGGCTGCGCTACTACGGCAGCGACATGACCATCCACGCGAACACGTCCCTGGACGTCGAAACGGACGAGGCCGGGCACGTGGTGGCCGTGTGGTTCCGCTGCCAGCCGCTGCTGTTCAAGCAGGTCACCGTGGGGGCCCATCGCGCCGGGGAAATGCGGGCCATGTATGCGGCGGGCGTCACGCCCGGTCTGGAGGCCGTGGTGCTGAAGGAGGACAATCGTGGCCGGTGAAACGCTGATAACCGTTATCGGGAACCTGGCCGGGGACCCGGAGCTGAGGTTCACGCCGTCCGGGCAGGCCGTCTGCAACTTCACCATTGCGACGACGCCGCGCACCTATGACAAACAGGCGCAGGACTGGCGGGACGGGGAGACCCTGTTTCTGCGGTGCAACGTGTGGCGGGAAGCGGCCCAAAACGTCCACGACTCCCTGGTCAAGGGGGCGCGGGTGATCGCGCACGGCAAGCTCAAGGCGCGGTCCTTCGAGACGAAGGAGGGCGAGCGGCGGACGGTGTTCGAGCTGGAGGTCGAGGAAATGGGGCCCTCGCTGCGGTACGCGCAGGCGAAAGTGGAGCGCAACGGCGGCGGGGGCGGCGGGGCCCCGACTTCCTCCGGCGGGTCCGGGGACTGGAACACGGTCCCGGCCGGCGGCGGCCAGGATGACCCGTGGGCGGTGCCGCAGGACGGCCCGGCCTACTGAGGCGAGACACGCGCGGGCCGGGAACCGTTGTGCATCGGGCCCCGGGCGTCTAAATTCCATAGACAGGAGGGGTGGAAACTTTGGACGATACCGAACCATTGCAGACGTTCCGGACCGGGGACGCGCTGGTGCTGCGGCACGAAGCGGCCCCGGACGTCTCGGGGGTCCGGGGCCTGGTGCGGCCCCGGACGAAACGGCGGCACCGGATGCTCCGGACCACCTCGGCCCGGCAGGCACTCGAACCGTTCACGGAGGGCGTGGACTTCGAGGTCATGACCAACGGCGAGTTTTCCCTCCTGGACGCCGTCCTGGTCCTGCTCGAACGGACCGGGCCCGCGCACGTGTCCATCTGCACGTACTCGGCCGGGCTCTACGATGCGGAGGTCATGAACCGGTTCATCGACACGGGCAACATATTGAGCCTGCGCCTTGTCCTGGACGTCGCGTTCAAGACACTTGGCGGCTCGCGCGGCTACGCGGTGACCCTGATGGACGTGTTCGGGGAGGAATGCATCCGGACCACAAGGACGCACGCCAAGTTCGTGACCATCACGAACGACGCGCACCAGCTCAGCATTTCGAGTACGGCGAACCTGAACGAGAACAAGCGGCTGGAGCTGTTCTATTTCTCCGATGATCCGGCCCGGGCCGCATGGTACGAGGCCATTGTGGGCGAGCTGTTCGGGGACGTGCTGCCGGGCTGGAATCCGGACACGGGCGCGCCGGCGCTGGGCCGGCTGGACCCGTCCGGGACGAAGATTCGAGCGAACAAGGGCGTGGCCATGGGCCGGGTCCGGATAGGGGACTGAATGGACACGGGGCAACTGGTGGCCCGGGCAGAACACGCGCTCCGGACCGGGCAACCCAACCTGGCGGTGCTCTACATGCGCCGGGCACTCTCGGAGTCGCCGGAGGGCCGGGCCTGGCTCGCGTTCCATGACTTCCGGGCCGGGGTGATCGCCGCGGCCGCGGCGGTGGGGATGCTCTTTGACGGGTACTGGGATGCGGTGACCCGGGCCCTCGGCGGGGACGGTCCGCGGTGGTGACGGCGCGGGATTCGGCGGCGCGGCGGCAGGCCGCGGCGGACCAAGCGGAGATTCGGGACGCCGCAGCTGCGACGGCCGCGAAAACGGCCCGGCACGAGTTCCCGGCCCCGGCCCGGCTGGACCCGGCGGCCGCCGGGGTGTGGGAGGAGACAATCGCCGCCCATCACGAACCGGCGAAGATCGCCGGCCCGGACCTGGAGGCGTATGCGGGCCAGGTCGCGCTGCAGCGGGACCTGCGGGAGCGGATCGCGCGGGAAGGGTCGATAGTCGAGGACGAACGCGGCCGGCCCATGGCGCACCCGGCGATCGCGCTGGAGCGGGCGGCGCAGGCGGAGATTCGGGCGTGGGGGGACCGGTTCCGCGGCCGGGCACCTCGGCCGGATCGGCGGCCCCGGTGATGCACGGCTGGTGGGATAGTCCGGTGGCGGCGGCGCTGCTGCTGGTGGTCCTCGGCATTGTCGCGGGGGTGCTCCGGTGAACTACTTCGAGATGCGCTGGCCGGTCGAGGTCCCGGACATGGACCGTTCGGAGCTGATCGCCGAAGCGCTCGAGGACCTGGCCCACGAGTTGCCGGGCTTCGGGCTGGTGCCCTTGTCCGCGCCGGTGTTCTCCTGGCTGACCACGGGCACGGCCGGCCGGCATCCGGGGCCCTGGCTGCTGGCACGCTTCGCGGTCCGGGTGCTGGCATGAAAACGGCGGACGAAGGGGCCCTCGAGCTGGGCCGGCGGCTGGTGGAGCTGCGGGGGAGCCGGTCGCAAGAGTCGATAGCCAAGGCCATGCGGGACCGGGGCTGGAAGTGGTCACAGGCGGCGGTGTGGGGTGTCGAAACCGGGCAGCGGCACCTGAAGCTCCAGGAAGCGGAGGACCTGGCCGCGGTCCTGCGGGTGAACCTCGGGGAACTGCTCGGCACCGGGCAACGGGTCCTGCCCGTTCCCGGGGTGGACGTGCACGCGTCCCCGGAAGCGGAGGAACGCGCCGCGGCGAAGGCGGACAATCCGGCCCTGGCGACGGAAACAATCGACACGGCCGAACGCCGCAACAGGCAGGGCTGGCCCTGGCCGGTGTCCGGTGACGCGACGGCCCTGCTGGAGCCGGGCAAGATTCCCTGGGGGGTGAAACGACGTGGCAGGATCAAATGAACGGCCCCGCCGGGTGCTGGTGGACTCGATCGCCGCGGCGGTGGCGGTGGACCGGCCCGAATCCACGATTCGGCGCTGGGCCCACGAGGGCCGGTTCGTCCGGAAGGGCGCAGACAAGCGCGGCCGGGCATTGTATGACCTGGCGGACGTGTACCGGGTGGCCGCGGCCCTGCGGTACCCGGAAGGGAAGGCGGGACGATGACGGCCTGGACGTACGACGATTGCTTTTGCACGGAGGCCGCTATCGTGCTGGGCTGCCCCATCCACGACGCGTCCGCGCGGCCGCCGCAACGGTTGCCGGTGTTCTCGCCGGACTGCCGGGACGGGAACCACCACAAGTGCGACGGCGCCGCGTGGGACCTGAACACGGACGCGCTGGCCCCGTGCGGCTGCGTCTGCCACGAGTACGACGTGTCGGAAGCTGAGCGGGTCGAATGTCCGGACTGCTGGACGTGAGGACGTGCCGGCACTGCGGCTGGCCGATTGAATGGCTGGGCGTGATGTGGGGCCACGTGCACGGCCCCGGACACTACCTGAACCGGTGCCGTCCGGAGGACTCCGGGAAACCGTACGGCCTGGAGGCCGAACCGTGCGACTAGCGATCGCGGACCCGCCCTATCTGGGCCGGGCCGCGCGCTGGTACGGGCCGGCCGCGCCGCGGAATGGGATGACCCGGCCCGGCACACTGCCCTGGTCGCGCTGGGCTGGGCCTGACCGGATACCCTTGTCACTATGTGGCCGCTGTATTACGACTGGGACGGGCAACCCATCACAATGGAACAGTGGTCGGCGCTGCGCAAGGCCGGCGGCATTCACGTGGGCCTGACCCGGCTGGGGCAGCTCGGCGACGTCTCCACGGTCTGGCTTGGCCTGGACCACGGGTACCCGGCACCGTGGGGCAACGACGAACGGCCGGTGATCTTCGAGACCATGGTTTTCGGCGGTCCCCTCGCCGGCGAAATGGTCCGCTACACGAGCCGGGAAGAGGCCAAGTTCGGGCACGACTTCATGGTCATGCGCCTAACGAACCTCGCCGGAGAACCGGAGCGGGCCCCGTCGCTGATCCATAACGGCGGGAAACCGCGCGGCCGCGGATACCGGCGCTAGTCCTCGGAGGACGGGAACGGCACCTTCGCCGGGTCGCGGCGGATGTAGATTCCGGCCACGGTAGGCTCGCCGCATTCGCAGCACTGCTTGGCGGGCTCGGTCGGGAGGGCGAAGCGGACCGGCAGGCGGCCGGGGTTCTCAGCGAACCAGCACCGCTCGCAAAACGGCTGGGTCCAGCTCACGGTTTGCGATCTGCGGACGGCGGGCGCAGGAGAACGGCTAACCGGTCGCGCTGCTCCGGCGTTAGCGGCGGGGCCTCGGCAATGACGCGCTGAATGTAGGCGTCAAGCTTGGCGGCGGCAAGGTTGCGGCGGGCCTTGGCGATTTGCTCGGCGTCGGTCGTCATAGGACGAGTATTTCGAGGGCGCGCAGCACCGCACACCCGGCACACACGAACGACACAAGCGCGCAAACCAGCACGATACGCATGGACCGCCGGATGCGGGCCCGGTCCTTGCGCATAGTGGCCAGTAGTTCCTCGGCCTCGGCCAGGGCTTCGGCAGGCAGCGGGGGCGGGCCCTCGGCGATCGCCACGAGGCCGTTTCCGTACTGGTAGGTGCAGGGTCCGTCGTGTCCGGGGTCGCGGCGGCACGGCCCGAGATGGGCCAGTGGCCCGGGGGCGAGCTTCCCGCAGGAGACGACGCCGTACTCGGGGGCCGGGCGCTGGGGCTCAGTGCTTCGGGGCAAGGTGGATCCGTCCTTCGGGTATGCCCAAGCCTCTTAGGTGCTCGCCTATCTGGTGGGCGGCCGGGTCACACTTCCAGACGGAGTCCGCGCCGCATCCGGCGCACTGGTGGCCGTCGTTGTCCGGGTCGTCCCATTCGTGGTCCGGCCAGGGCAGGTTGCACGGGTTGGGCTGGGAAGTGATCACGGGTTCTACAGCCATAGCCAGTGGGTGTTGACCCAGTTGACCCGGTCCGGCTGGAGCATGAGGAGCCCGGCGTACGCCTGGGCGCGGCCGTTCACGTCGGCCAATGCCTCGGACTGCGTGCCGCTATCGGTGGCGCGGGACCATTGCGGTTCCGTCAAGGCGAACACGCGCCGGTGTTCGTCCATGGCCTGGCCGGGCACGAGTCCGGCGGTCACTTCCACCATGAGGCGGGCACGGACGGTTTCTTCCTGCGGCATTTGCGGGTTCCTTCCTGGGGGTGTCTGGACCCGGCTCACTCTACCCGGGCACACGGCACGCGTCCCGGTTATTGCGAACGTTCCGCGCGTCCACCTTGACTAGACGACAGGGGTGCTGAACACTGGGGGGCAGGTGGCATACGTGTCGCCAGGTCCCCGGGTGGCTTGGGTTTCGCGGTTCGTCGTCCCCCATCGATGCACCTCTCACAACCTCTCTGATCCCGGGGACCGACCCCAGTAACCGGGGGCAGGGCATCCCACAACAAACCGTTCTGGCTGGGCCGGGTGGGACCCTGCCCGCCGGGAGGCGGAGGCGCGGGGGTGACGGCGCATGGCGGGTGAGGTCAACGCGCGGCGCACCAAACGGCAGAAGCGGCAGGCCGCGGAGCTGCGGGCCCGCCACGATCCCTGCTGGCTGTGCGGGCAACCCATCGACTACACACTGCCCTCCGATCACGACTGGGCGTTCTCGGTCGATCACATCAAACCGTGGTCCACGCACCCGGAACTGCGGGAGGACCCGGGCAACCTCGCCGCCGCGCACTCCCTGTGCAACAAACGACGCGGCAACAAACCGCCGCCCCTGGGCCTCGGGCTGCTCTCACGGAACTGGTGAGCGTCCCCCCGGGGGTAAGGGGGTCTGAATCTCTGGGGGTGTGCCGGGGGACCCA